AAAGTTCTTAAAGGGTTACAAAAGCGCAGAATTGACGAAAAACAGTTGTTTTTATCCTAAGAGAAATTAAAATGTTAAAAAGAACAAAGGATTTAATATGACTACCGCCTCAGTAATGACTTATGACAGTTTAGTTGAAAACATTCAGTCATATTTGGAGAGGACTGATACTGCTACCCTTGAAAAAATTCCTCTTTTCATTATGTTGGCAGAGCAAATCATTGCAAGTCAAATCAAATTTCTTGGCAACCTAACTGTTAATGAAAGCACAATGGTTGCTACTGAGGCTATTTTAGATAAGCCTGCTCGATGGCATAAAACTGTTTCCATGAATGTGGTTGTTAATGGGTCAAGAACTCCTGTTCTTTTAAGAAAGTATGAGTATTTGAGGGAGTATTGGCCTGATGCTACAGAAACAGGAATCCCTGAATATTATGCAGATTATGACTATACCCATTGGTTGGTAGCACCAACTCCAGCCGCTGGTTATACTTTCGAAGTTCTGTACTATGAAAGAGTTCAGCCACTTGACTCTTCCAATCAGACTAACTGGTTTACTATTTATGCCCCACAGGCATTGCTTTATGGCTCTTTGTTGCAGGCTATACCATTCTTAAAGAATGATGAGCGTATGCCTATGTGGCAGCAAAACTATGACTTAATCATGCAAACCTTAAAGACGGAAGACATTCAACGTATTGGTGACCGTCAAGCCTCTGTACTGGATACCTAACTATGAGTTACAACTCCCCCTTTACCGGTAACGTTGTTCAACCAACGGATGTATCGTATCGCCGAATTATTCTGACAACAGACTTGCAATTGGCTTGGCCTATCAATGGTCAATCTACTGATGATGCCGCGGCTCGTATTATGGAGGTGTCAACTACTACTACGGCTAATGAGTTGTGGATGCCACCCGCCAACCAAGCCTCTGTAGGTCAAGATGCTTTAATTCGTAACGTCGGTGCTGTTGCTGTAACGGTCAAAGACTACACTGGCGCAAACACGATTGTCACCATAGCCGCAGGCGAAGCACAGTACATCTACATTGTCACGAATGCAACGACCGCAGGAACATGGGGCATCATTGCATTTGGTATTGGCTCATCTGGCGCAGACGCCGCTACCCTTGCTGGTTATGGTTTATTGGCAATTGGTCAGACGCTCAACCAATCACAGCCTGTTACAACCTTCTCTTCTAACTACACTGCACTTACTACTGACCGCTCTAGCACTTATGTTTGGACAGGTGGCGCAGGAACTTTGACTTTAACCCTTGCGTCTACACTTGCCGACAATTGGTTTATGTTTGTACGCAATAGTGGAACAGGTGCTTTGACTGTTGCTGGAAGTGGTGGTAATGTAATCAACGGTTCTGCGTCAATTGTTTTGCAACCCGCAGACTCTTGCATCATTGTTTGTAGTGGAACTCAGTTCTACACGGTTGGCTTAGGTCGAAATACGCAATTTGCGTTTACCCAATTATCCAAAGCAGTTTTGACTGGAACTTACACCCTAACTGCTTCAGAGGCTTCTAACGTCATTCAAAAGTACACGGGCGCATTGACGGGCAACGTCACAATTGTTGTTCCGTCAACAGTTCAGGTTTACTACATTGTCAACGCAACATCAAATGCTTACACCGTCACAATTACAACGGGTTCTGGCGCTACTGCGGTGTTGACCACAGGAACTCAAGCCACATTAGTTTGTGATTCAGTTAATTTATATAACGCCAATACAATTCTTGCAGGCTCTTCAAATATTAGTTTGAACAATGGTTCTGTTGGAGCGCCTTCATTGAACTTTGCATCAGAAACCACAACGGGCGTTTACCGTGCGGCTTCTGGTGAGTTTAATATTTCCATTCTTGGTGTCTTGCGCTCAACAGTTTCTGCCTCTGGTTTGGCTATTGTTGGAACGGGTAACTTTACGGGTGGTGTTGCTGGCGGAGTGTTCTGATGGTTAAGAAAGTATATACTATTGATACCTTGCCCGGCGTACAACGGGACGGCACAATATTTGATATGAACTTTTACACAGACGCACTTTGGGTGCGTTTTCAACGTGGGCGTCCAAGAAAAGTTGGTGGCTATCGCGCAATTATCAGCAACGCAAAAGGATACTCTCGTGGTATCTATGTTAACTCGGTTGATGGCGTCAACTCAGTTTTCAATGGATATAACAATGGTCTTGAGGTTGTCAATATTAACAACCTTGGGATTGGTTCTGGTGTCAATCAATTTACTTTTACTGGACTAGTCCTAACGCTTAACACTTTAGTGGGTGGCACGCTATACACCAACGGAACGTACACCAATGTAACTTTAACTGGCGGCTCTGGCACTGGTGCAAAGGCAACAATTGTGGTGGCAGGCGCAACAGTAACTACAGTAACCCTGACAAAGGCTGGTAATGGGTATGTTATTGGCAATACTTTGAGCGCAACCGCCGCAACAATTGGTGGCACGGGTAGTGGTTTTTCAATTAAGGTGGCAACAATTAATGATGGGTTTACGGAAAGCGATTTGAACCTTTGGCAGTTTGACTCTACGTTTGACGCGCAAGGTTCTGGAAATCAGTTGCTGTTGGCGCACGCTGGTCAGAACTTAGAGCAAATTGACCAAACTACAGTAACCCCAGTTTTGGCTGGAATTATTAATGGCACAACCTTGTCCCCCCTTACGGATACTACTGGCACAACCCCAACAGGCGACGTTATTGAAGTTGCTGGAGGCGTAGTTGTTTTGCATCCATATGTTTTTGTGTATGGAGACAACGGTTTAATTAAAAATTGTGTTGCTGGAGACCCATTTGATTGGAACGGCCCAGACTCAAACGAGGTCAATGTATCCTCTACAAAGATTGTCAAAGGCTTGCCAGTGCGAGGCGGCTCTAATGCTCCATCTGGGTTGTTTTGGGCGCTTGATTCGTTGATTCGTGTGTCCTACACGCCAACCACTATTACGGTTGCCTCAGTCCCCCAAACCTTCTATTGGCGGTATGACATTATTTCTAGTCAGTCCTCAATCCTTTCGTCGCAGTGCGTTATTGAGTATGACGGCATCTACTACTGGATTGGTGTTGACCGTTTTCTGTTGTACAACGGCGTGGTTAAAGAAATTACAAATACGTTCAACCAAAACTACTTTTTTGACAACTTGAACTACGCTCAACAGCAAAAAGTTTTTGTTAACAAGGTTCCTCGTTTTGGCGAAATTTGGTGGTTCTTTCCTTCTGGCGACTCAGAAGAATGCAACGACTGCATCATCTATAACGTGCGAGAAAATTGTTGGTATGACGCAGGCGAGGCTTTGGGCGCTCGTCGCACGGCTGGGTACTTCTCTCAAGTATTCCATTACCCTATCAATGCTGGCGCAACATTGAGTGAGCAGGAAATAATTTTTACGACATCAATCTCAACAACAAACGCAAGCGCGGTCATTAGAATTGCGCCAAACAATTTGGTTGCTGTTGGTCAAGAGGTTGTGTCCGCAAGCGTTCCATCTGGTGCATTGATTACTTTGATTACACCTAATGCGGCATCACCGACAGCAACTGGCACTTCTGGGGCAAGCACTATTGTGGTCAGTAGCGCAACTGGTATTGTGTTAAATCAATCCGTGACTGGCACAGGCATTGGCACAAACGCTATTGTGACCACGATTGTGGGAACGACCATTACGCTATCCGTAGTCAACAGTAGTGCTGTATCAGGAACCATGTCATTTTCTGGTTTGAATTTAACTTTATCTGCAAACGCAACAGCAACATTGGTTGAGACTGCAAATTTTGAAACTGTGGCTGGTCAAGTTATTTTGTGGCAACACGAAATTGGAACTGATGAAGTTATTAACGAAGAGGCTAATGCAATTGAAAGTTATTTTGAAACATCTGACCTTGGTTTAGTTCAAGGCGGCCCATCTCAAACTGCTCCAATTGGGGAAAATTATTGGTTAAGGATAGAGCGTATTGAACCTGACTTTATTCAAAATGGAACAATGAGTGTGCAGATTACGGGTAGACCATTTGCTCAATCTCAAGATGTGACTTCTGATCCATACTATTTTGAACCAGATACGGGAAAGATAGATATGCGAGAGCAAAGAAGAGAGATACGCTTGCGTTTTGTGAGTAATGAGCAAGGTGGAGATTACCAAATGGGTAAAGTTCTCCTCAATGCAACTATTGGCGATGTTCGCCCTTACGGAAGTTAATATGGCGCTTGCACTTGTATATGACCCCCGTTTTCAGACTTTTCAGTCATGGGCATCATTGATGTGTGAGGCATATGCAGGTCAACAGTTAGCAATACCTAATGAGCATACGGATTGGAAAGAATGGGCATCTGGTCTTAAAGCAATTGATATTTTTACAAATGAGGGTATCCCAGGCCCCTATGTATTTAATAATTGGGAAGATTGGGCGCAAGCACTTGTTGGCGCCGTTAACCAACCAACGGAACTCCAAGTATGAATTTTATTGAACTGTTTAATGCCATAGCCAAATTAGCCCGCCCCGCTCATTCAAACCCTGTGTTTGCAACGAGTATGGAAGATGCTTTTGCGGATATTGGATTAGACAGTTTGGATGGCTTGGTGATGCTGATGTACTTGTGTGAACTCTATGGCATCCCTGATGATGATGAGACTAAAACATGGGCACCAAAGACAGTTAAAGAACTATATGACTTGCTGATGAGCCGAAAAACTCAAGAGCCAGAGTCAGTAGAAAAGGCTTTGGAGGCTTGCAAGTAATGTTTTTAACGCAATATCGTACTCTCTCAACAACAAGTATTGAGTTATTTGATGATGTAGTTTACCCCCAAAAAGTTCATTGGTTTCCTGAATCTTACAACAGAACTAAGAGCGGGTTATTTTATGTACCCCATCGATTGGCTGACAAGGTATTAGACCCAGTCCTTGTTGAGTATTTAAGAAACAATCCTGTGGGTAAGACTGCCTTTATTTTAGCGGGTGGGAATGCTCACTTTGCAGGTATTGGCCCCCGTTCTTATCCAGACAACCGTCTTAACTATATTTATAAGTTTCTTCCTTTCAGCCTAACCCAAGTCTTTGCCGGGCGTACTGCTCAGTCCTTTGGGGATATAGACCAAGTGGTAACTGATGCCTCTGCTTGTGCCTCAAGCCTAAAAGTAATGATGGATGTGCAGACTCTAATGAAATTCTATGGTTTTGAAAGAGTAATTGTTTTGACTGTAGAAGATGGAATTACCAATTCAGTTTTGGAATTTTTTGGTGAGGCTAAAGCGGTTTTGACCAATAAACAAGAGGAAGAGGGAATTAAACCCTCCGCATTTGACTCAACTAACTTTGGATTCAGAATTGGTCAGGGCGCGGCTTTGGCGGTATTTGAGTCTGCAAAAGCAGTAGAGATGCAAGGAATTAAACCTTATGCTGAGTTAATTGGGGCATATAGCGCATCCGAGAATTCAACTAATGCTATAGGTCAATGTGAAAATGGTGAGGGTTTTATAAAGGCTATAGAGGGTGCATTAGAAATTACCCAAACTAAGCCAGAAAATATTAAAATTGTAAAAACACATGGAACTGGAACGCATTCCAACAATGTGTCTGAAAAAAATGCTTTAAGTAACACGTTAAAAGCATTTGTTGCGACCTCTTACAAGCAGAAAATAGGTCACACAATGGGTAGCAGTGGATTGCTAGAAACATTATTATTGCTAGAAGACATCAGAAATGGAATTGTCCCTGCAATTGAGAACCGAACCGAAACCGACTCGGTTTATCTTTCGCAACCGACAAGCCCCCCAGATGGGTTGGTGCTAAGTCTAGCCGCGGGTATGGGTAATATCTATTCCAGCGCAATTTTTAAAGGGCTTTGATATGCAGATGGTTGACAGCAAACAACAAGAATTGACAAGTGAGCAAATCATTGAGATTGCTGCTGAGAATACCAAGGTTGGTCGTCCTGTCAAAGAGGTCAAAGAGATGCTGACTGTTGAATTCAGTTTGCCTAATATTTGGAAGATGCGCCATGGTAATACTATTTTTGTAGTGCATAAGACCAAAGAGCCGGGATATGGATTCTTTCGCGCTTTAAATGCTGATACTGCTCGTAACTTTTTAGAGAATAGCCGAATTTTTGCAGATTCTGCCTACAAAGTTGGATTTGATGTGGTCGTAACACAATTTTCCGACCCAACCATTTTAAATATATTTAATGCCATTGGCCGTGATCAACCTGCGAATATGGGTTTTGCTACCCAGAAAACTAAAGATGGTGGCTTTCAAGTCACGCTAGTCCTTGGCAAAGCCAGAGGAGGGCAAAAATGAGTGCCGTTATTGAAGCCATATCAGATGTAGTTGAGGGTGCAGTTGAATTTGTTGGTGATGTTGTTGAGACAGTTGTTGATGTTGCTGAGACAGTTGTTGAGACTATTGCTGAAAATCCAATCCTTATTGTTGCCGCTATTGCCGCCCCATATGCTTTGGCGGCTTTTGCCGCAGAGGCTGGTTTTGCCGCAACTATTTTAGAGGTAGCCGGAGCCGCAGAGGCGGTTGAGGCTGGAGTTGCTGTTCTTGAGGCAACTGAGGCGGTTACCGCTGTTGCAAGTGCAGAGACCTTTGCTGCTAGTGCAGTTGTTGAAGAATTGGGTGTTAGTGCAGTTCTTGAGGCTACAGAGGCAGCAAGCCTTGTAAGTGAAGGGGCAAGTGTTGCTGAGGCGGTAACTGCCGCATCTGAGGGCGCGGCAAGTGTTAGTTCATTTGCTGAAGCAGCAAGCACAACTGTTGAGGGTATGAGCAATATGTTTAGCACTCTTTCAGAGGGTGCAAGTAACATTATGAGTACCATTGGGGAGACTTTGCTCCCTGAGGCTGACCCAATGCTACAAAAAATGGCTGGGCAGTTGGCAGTCAATACGGCTACTAATGGAGGAGATTTTAATGCCGCTCTTCAAAGCACATTAATATCTGCTGGAACTGGATTCCTTGGGTCTGAGATTGCGGCAGAGACTGGCTCTAAATTGGCTGGTCAAGTAGCAAGTCAAGCAATTGGTCAAGTTGCTCGTACAGGAGATTTGAATGTTGAGGGGCTTGCCGCGGGTACTTTAGGTTCTTTTGTTGGTAATGAAGTAGGTGATGAAACAGGTTCTAAGTTGCTTGGAAGTGCTGCCTCTACAGTTACCCGTGACCTTGTTCAGGGTAAGGATGGGGATAAGATTTTCAATGACCTTCTCAATGTAGGCGCAAGCAATGTCGGCAATATGCTGACTGGTCAGATTACTGACTTTGTTAAGAGCGCAGGTGGAGATGAGGCAGTTTCTGGGACAGAGACTCCTGATGCTAAATTATCGCCTGATGTATCTGATTTAATTGCCACAGTTGATACTTCTAAGCCAGTTGATGCAACAACTACAACTGGAACAAATACAGTTGATACAACAGATACAACAGATACGATTGATACTGTTAGCCCTACTAGGGTAACAACAGAGACAACTGATACAACTCCTACGGGTGGATTGGCTACTGTCTCTCAAGACATTACTACGCCTACTGCGCCAATTGAAACTCTAGTCACAACACCAGTCGTATCAGGGCTTGCTCCTGTGGATACAAGTGCAAATATTGATGTTAATTCTGCGGCTGATACAAGTGGCTTGGCTCAAGTTAAGGCTTTAGTTGAAGAAGATAAGCCTGTAGACATTTCTGGAGAAAGCACTCCAGCAGTTAGCCCAACAGGAACTAAACCAGCAAGTTTAATAGAAGAGAAACCAAATGATTTCTTATCTAATTTTGGTAAAGGGGCTACAGGGGCTTTGACTGCAACAGGAACAAATTTAATACGTCAAAATCTTACTAAAGGTCTTACAAAGAATGTGGTTCGCCCAACTACAGCGGCTAAAACTCCAACTGCTGCACCTAAACCTACAAGTGGTTTGACCGCGGTTAAGCCTAAGACGATGACTGCCCAACAAATGGCGGCAATGCAAAAATCTCAATTTGCAAAACCGCCTGCATATGTCCCTCCTAAAAAAATGGATGTTACAAAATTAACCCCATTGACAAATATCTCTGGGCTTACAGCACTATTGGGAAAAGGTTAAGCCATGGCAATTCTATCTAAACGTACATCAAATAAATCATTGCCTCAGGCTCGTGGAATAACTAGTGTTACTCGAGGGACAGTAGATAGTCCTCGCTTAGGCACTGGGGCTAGACCTGCATCTTCTTTGGTTGGCACTTCAAAAATTACTAATGTTAGAAGTGGTTCTAAACCAATTTCAACTACCAAAACGCCCACAACTAGTACGGCTATATCTACCTTAGGTAGCAAGACAACACCTGCATCTTTGACAAAAAAAGCAACGACTACAACTGCAAAGCCAAGTTCTGTAATGACAGGTAAGACTAAGGCTGGCACTTCTACATCTAAACCTTTGACATCATTTACTAAGCCTGCGGTATCAACTCCAGCAACTAAAACTACTTCTGTTACGGGAACTGGAACTGGTACAAGTAAGTTGCCTACTGTGACTAAAACAACACCCTCAGGTAGTAGCACTTTATCTAAAGTTCTAACTGGTGGTGCTACTGGTGCAGTTATTGGTGCTGGAACTAAAGCAGTTATTGATAAATTAACAGGTGGAAATAAAGTTACAAGCGTTGTCAAGCCTACATCGGGTGGAACTGCTACAAAGCCTACACTGGGTGGAACTGCTACAAAGCCTGTGACTGGTGGAACTGCAACTAAACCAACCACTAGTACAACAAAGCCAACTACAAGCACAATAAACCCAACAACTAAATTGCCAACAGGAACTGGTTTTGGTGATGACAAAGAAGAGTTCACAACTGACTCTTTAGGTAACGTCTACAAAACTATGCCTGATGGAACTTCATCACTTTATCGTGCCGCCGATGTTTCTGAAGACGAATACACCACCGATTCTTTGGGCAACACTTATAAGACTATGCCTGATGGTACATCTGTACTTTATCGCGCCGCAGAGGTTGATGAAGATGTTGAAACAACTACACCAACGGGGAATACTCGTAGTATTGGCGATACAACTGTTGCTAGTACAGATGGCATGAATGATATTGGTGATGGCTATTTTGAAGATTCAAATGGCAATATTTATACAGCCGATGGCAATCTATTTGCAACTAAAGGTGATGATGGTTATTCTCTTTATGAAGAAGAGGATACAACTCATTTTGCTGACAACACTTATACAGACCCTGATACTAATGAAGTTTGGAATTTGGCTGATGATGGTACTTGGAATTTGGCTGATACTGGGCCTTCCCTACCGAATGATGATAACGATATAAATTCAAGAATCGGGCCAACATATAATGATGACACTATCATAGCCGAAGAATTTCCTAATGAAAATGATTATTTATTAGCAGACAATACTGGCTTTACTTACGATGGTGGAGATGACTATGAGGTCAAGCGTGGAGGCTTAATAACAATGATGAGAAATGGTGGAGTCCCACACTTTGCTGATGGTGATGTTGTCTATGGCCCAGTAGATACTGCTGAAAATTATCAAAACAGTGGCTATCTTGAGTCAGCAAATCAAGATGATTTACAAGAATTTTTAAATAATTTACCTCAAAAAAATAGTGGAATTTCTGAAGAGAGTGATGGCCCCCCAAATTTCACGCCAACTCCGGGGGTTCAATATTTTGATGATGGCTCCTACATTCAGACATTTGATGATGGCAGCACCATGACATTTGACTCTGATGGGAATGTGTCTAGTACAACTGATGGTTATCAAACCACAAGGGACGATGAGGGTAATTACATTGTGACCGATGGTTATGGAAACATGACTGTCTACGACCCAAGCGGAAGCGTAATTCCATTGGGTGGTGGTCGTGTTGATGTTAAGCCAATTACCAATGTGGGTGGTACGGGCGGCACAAGAATGAACCCTACTACCAAGCCGCAAACTCCCAAAGACCTTATTGATGAGCAAAAGAAAACTGCTGAACAAAAAAGCACTTGGCAAGAAATCCAAGACTTAATTGGAGGCTCTGGCTATTTAGGTGCTGGTGCTGCGGGTGCAATACTTGGCTCTTTGCTTGGCAACTCTGACATTTTAGGTGGCGGTGGCGGTCAAAACCAACAAGCCCTTGATATGTCTAAAGTAGGTAATATCAATCCGCGTACAACTGATTTTGGTGTAGGCCCCGCTAAGTTTGTTAATTATGAAGACTATGGAACTCCTGAGGAGATGCCAGACCTTTATGGTACTGAGTTGGGTAAAAACCTCAATGCTCCGGGTTTTAACCCTGTGAATGAGGGTGACTATGGTTATGAGACCACAGATATAGATACTCCTATTGAAGATGTGACAGAAACAGAAGAGGTAGAGGGTATGGCTGATGGCGGTCAACCTCAAGGCGGCTTAGGCAATTCAGATAATACTTACTTTACTTATGGTAAGCCTGTTGACCCAATGCAAAACTTGTACAACCCACAACCAATGCAACAGCCTCAACAACCCGCTATGGGTGGATTAAGCGCGCCGGGCATGGCTCCACAAGGAATGCCACCTCAAGGGATGTCTCCGCAGGGTATGGCCCCTCAAGGTATGCAGCCACAAGGAATGGCACCACAGGGTATGGCTCCGCAGAACATGGGGCCGCAAGGTATGCCTCCACAAGGTATGTCTCCTATGGGAATGAAACCGCCGGGTATGCGTAGTGGTGGACTGCCTGCATGGTCAAATGTTCCAGTTACAAATGGTCGTTTAAACTTCCGTGATGGCGCACCAGTACATGGTCCGGGTGATGGACAATCGGATGACATTCCAGCAATGCTTGCTGATGGTGAATATGTCATTGATGCTGAGACTGTTGCTCAGATTGGTAATGGTTCAACTAAGGCTGGCGCACAGGCTTTGGATAAGTTCCGTGAGAGCATTCGCGCCCACAAACGCTCTGCACCAATTAATAAGATTCCACCTAAAACAAAGACTCTAACCTCATACCTTAAAGGAGCAAAATAATGGCTGGCTTACTCCAAGGTGATCCGCTACCAGATGTAGTCCAGACGGTTCAATCCCAACAGACTGCACCTGAGTTCTATACCAACTACCTCCAAGACATTGCAAACTTGGGTCAGAATGCTGTCCAACAAGGCGGCGTGGCTGGCTTTAGCCCATTACAACAGCAAGCCTTTCAGATGGCTCCAGACGTTGCTTTTGCAGGTGCTGGGTCTATGGGTGCAGGCTCTCAACTTTTAGGTCAAGCGGGTGCTACAACAGTTCCTGATGTCATTGGCGACTACATGAATCCCTACACCTCTGGTGTGGTTAATGAGATGGGGCGTCTACAACAACGCAACATTCAAGAAAATGTATTGCCTAATTTAGGTGGAGCGGCTATTGGAACTGGTCAATTTGGCTCTCGCCGTCAATCTCAAATTACTGGTAATGCTTTGCGAGATATGCAGGCTGATTTAATTGGTAAGCAAATGGGTGCATTGCAGTCAGGTTATACACAGGCTGGAACAATGGCTCAGAATGACTTGTCTCGCGCTTTACAGGCTGGGCAAGCCTTTGGAAATTTAGGTACTCAGCAACAAGGACTTGGTCTTGGTGGATTAAGAGCCTTGAGTGATTATGGTGGTCAGCAACAGGCTTTAGGTCAAAAAATGCTTGATTACCCTATGGCCCAAGCACAAGCCTATTCTCAATTAATGAGGCAGTATCAGATTCCTACTGGTGAGACTAAACAGTCTGTTGGCCCAGTTGCTGGCGCTTATTCCAATTCACCTTTATCTCAAATTGCAACCTTACTTTCTGGGCTTGGTTCATTCCTTAATAATCCTACCCCAACCCCTAAAGCAGATGGCGGGGTAATTTATAAGGGTGAAGGTGGTTATATTGACCCAACTAATCCTCCTGAGGGAGCGGCTTACCATGATGGTCGTGGTAATTTTTATGATGCAACTGGCACTCTAGTGGAGTAAACATGGCAGATATACCTCAAGGGGGTT